TCATTCCGCCGGACCCACTTGGACCGAGACATCGAAGCCGCCCTCGCCGACCGCGCGCAGCACCGACAAGGCGAGTTCGCGCACCTCGGGACAGCCGTAGAATAGGGCTCGCGCGTCGTCCGCGCTGTCATTGGCCGCGCGACCCAACACGTCCACAGGCAACCGGCAAAGCCGCCGCTTGACGAACGCCAATATCTTGTCGGTTTCGCCTTCCGCAACCCGGTCGGCCGCCTCGATCGCGTCGATCGTCTGACTCGGCAGACAGCCGGCAACGCCCAATGCCAAGGCGAGCGCCACCACCCATGACGGATACATCATGATCTTCTCCGGAAATGACGGTGTGTTAGAGAACGGCTTGTGGGCTTACGGTTCGCCAAGGATGGCCACGCGTGAACCAGCGGGCACCGCTGCGTCGTGATAGTTGGGCCCCAGAAACAAAGCGAACCGTGCCAGAAAACACAGTTCGGTCGTGTGTGTGGCGTGTCCCGCGCATTCAACGATTACACCCGCAGGCCCCGCAGTAGCGCCGTCAACCGCTCACGCGAGACTTCGCCGCCGCCGACCCGGCATCGCCGGACAAACACCACGACATAGACGGCCGCGACACCCGGCCGCTCGAACCAGATCGCCGCATCGCCGTACCTCAGGCCCACGCTTTCGGCGAACGCAGCGAATTCCTCATCGCTCATCGCGTGCGAAACTGCGCCTGGGCGGTTGTGTCCGATCGAGGCGATTTCAATCTCGGGCGTGACGCACCGGAAATGGCTCGCCGAGCCAAACGACGGCACAATTGCACCGACAGCGAGCACGATAACAAAAAAGGCCACCGAAGCGACCCAAAACGTTTTCCGCATGGTGCGACCCTCACATAGCAGCGCTGGTCACGTGGATTTGGCGACTATCACCATGAGACGATACAGCCTACTGTTAGGCATTCGTTTGGCCGTACAGAGTCACATCTCCGGCCGCGACGTTGCCGCTGTCGAAGAGTAGCTGGACAGCGTTGATCGCTTCTGCGGAATTCCTGGTTCCGCCGCTATCCACTCGGGCGGGCCGATTGTCGGACGTCGCCATCGAATAGATAGCCTCCGAGATAAAGTAGGGAAATTCGTTGGCCGACCCGAGAGTGAAGCGGATGTGGAATTGAATTGCGTAACCCGCGTCATTGCCGATCGAGTTCAAGCCTGTGCCATTGAAGGCGATATAGATCTGGCCAATGGTCCCATCGGTGGATGAGCTATTCGTCGCCGCAAGCGTTTGCCATACGGTCCCATAGTCACTAGCTCCCGCATCAAACGACGCGCCGCCGTTACTATCGGTTCGGAGAAACAGATTGACGTCGTCTGTCGCAGGGCGAAGCCAGCCACTCAGGACATAAGTTCGATAGCTGCTGTCGAGACCGATCGTAAAGTTATAGGATGCGACATCGCTCGAAGAAATGCGCGTCAGAGGGACCAATCCTGAAGCGATAGTAAGGTTCGATGGGGAGACCTTCTTATGTCGCCCCTCGCTCGCGTCGTAGATCAGCAGCTCGTCATTATCCGCGTCGACCGTTGTCGACGGTGATCCGGCGGTGACGTTTTCCAGCGCGTTGATATTCCATTGCCCGGACGTGACGAGCAAGGAACCGTTGCAGAACACAAGCACGGATTGCCCCGGATCTAGGGTGAGCGTGGTCGCACCGTCGATCGTCTCCGCGCCATTCGGATCGAGCGTAACCGTGCCTGTGGCGTCGTTTCGCACGAAGCAGAACCAGCCGTCGCCGAGTGTGGCCGCGGCGGTAAACGACAGCGTGAAGCCGCCGGCGCCTGTAGCGCGGATTAGCTTGCTCCGGTCCGTCGTAGTGATCGTATAAGCGCCAGATTTGCCGGACACCGCGATCGCGGTCTTGAGGTCATCCGGCATGCCGCCGCCCTGAGATGCGACGCCGAGTCCTTCAGCGATGTTGTAAAGTGCCGCGGCGCCAAGTGCGCTTTTGAGCGAGTTGAACTTATCGATGACGCCGGCGAGGTCAACGAGAAGCGCTTGCTCGGGATCGTCAAGCACCGAGTCCGAGTTGTCCTTGGTCGCGTTGGCTGGGAGTGTGGTTGCCATTAGCGGATTTTCGGTCCTTTCAATTCGATATCGACGACGGAGTCGACGTTCGTCGGGCTGCCCTGTTGATCGAATAGCTTGAATTCAGCGCCGAGCCGGGCGGGCGACCCGCCGAACGCCCTGGCTTTGCTGACCAGCAACCATTGCAACGGCGTATCGGTACCCTGGATGGCGCGGATCGTTGCCGAGGTAATGTTTGCGATGTTGCCGCTTTTCGAGGCCACGACGAAGTGCCCGGGCCCGAGGCTCTCAAACCATACCGCGGTTTCGGTCGCGGTGTTGACGTCTTCAAAGTCGTCGACCTGTGTGTCGCCATCGAGGATGATGGTGGCCGTATCGAAGCGAAGCGCCACGTTCGGTGACGCCCCACCAACCGCATCGAAGCGGAATTGCACATACCGTTTTAACGTTTGCGGCGACAGCGCCTCAAACGCGCCAACAGGCGCACCGTCGGCGTCCGAACCGATCTTCATGCCGACCGTGGCTGTTCCGGTGCCGGTCAGCGTCACAAGCGGCGTGAACGACGTGTTGGCGCCGAGGTCGATGATTGGCGTTTCGTACGCGATCGGATCGGTGCGCGGGATCATGTCCTCGATCGTCGCGGCCAGTGCGCCAATCGTCGACGGCAAGTCGCCGATTGTCAGACCGGTCGCGGCCAGCAACTGGGTTCCGAATACAAAACTGTCGGTCTTGGCGCCTGGCCACAGCAGTTCGTGCTCGAGGCGCTGCAGAAGAACGCCGCGCAGGCGCGGGTCGCCGAGCTGCACTGTGGTGAACACCGCGTTGGTCGAGAAATTGTTGCTGGAGTCGACCGACTTGATGGCGAACGTCCACGTGCCCGCGGCCAATTCGTTGCTCTCGAAAGGCGACGCCAAAAGCAAACCGGTGTGCAGCGCCGTCATCGAGTCCCAGTCGGACGTCACACCGGATTTGTAACGAATGACATATCCGCCGCCGGCGCGCACATCCGCGGGCACCGCGTCATGCGTCCAGCTAAACCGCCGCGTCCCGTCGGCGAGCCTGACGATGTTGAAACTATCGACCGCGGAGGGCGGCGCGGTCTTACCGACGACCATATGATTGGATGCGGTAACAAATTCACCGGGGCTTCCGAGCGTCGATATGACCCGCACACGAACGTCGAAACTAGTGCCGTCTTCAACCGGCACGACGAAAAACTCGGTCTGACCCTTTTGTGCCAAGCCAGCGGTGGTCCAATCCGCGTCGGTGGATTTCTTGAACTGGATCTCATATCGATCGACCCAGCCTGTCGACGGCTCCGTCCACGACGCCTTGATGCGACTGATGATCGAGCCTTCGCCTATCGACAGCAGTTGGTCTGTGCCGCTGACCAGGGTCAGGCCGGATATCGTCCCGACATTGAACGGATTCGGCAGATTGGTATCGGGCGCGGCGTCGATCAGTGTCTCTTCGCCGAAGTTCCAGTTGTAGCTGGTATTCGCCTCCTCTTGCAGCGTCAGGTCGACACCACCCAATTCCTCCGCGAACTTGACCGCCAGCACGCGGAATTTCTTCGACGACCAGCCGAGGTAATCGACCGTCACCAGCACCGTGTCCCACACCCGCACCGTGAGTGCGGTCAGCTTACACGGCACCTGCACCGTGATGCCCTGGCGCGATTTTTCGAGATGGATCTTGGCGAGCCGCTGTGCGCGCGTGACATCGGTCGTGTACGGCAGCTCGATGTCACGGTTGAGCGTATCGCCACCATCTTCCGCGACGTAAGCCGCGTTTTCGACCGCCGGAAAGTCCGACGGCTGCCAGAAATTGTCCGGGTTTACGAATTCGCCTGTGACCCGGTTGAACAGTTCTCGGCGTTCCGGCTTGGCCCGGACTTCGAGCGGGCCGCGCAAATCGGAGATGGTCATGGTGGTGACCGCGGGCGTCGCGGCGCCGGCATAGATTTCATATTTGCCCGCCGCCCAGATCGTCACGCCGGCGGTCGCCGTGTTTATTTCTTCGATGACCTTGAGCGGGGTCTGGTCCTTTTCGAACACGCCGTTGCAGTCGTAGCGCACCTGGTCGTTGAGCTGGATCGTGTGTGTGCCACTGCCAGGCGCGAACGGCGAGACTTGGTCAAGGCTGACGGCGACGTGTTCAAGCGCGTTCTGATAAGTCGTCGCCAGCTTGAACCGGCCGTCGTCCAGCCGGATATAGAAATAGGCGCCTTCGCTCAGGCCCCCGGGCAGGTCGGCCGGACTTTGATCATTCGAAACCGTGACGCCGTCGCCGGTCTTCCATTTGTGTGCGTCCTCTGGGGTCGAGAGGATCAACCGGTTGTCCGACACGTCCTCGAGCGTGAACTGATCGGTCACCGTGGTCAGCGTTACGCGCTCATCGCAAATCGTTGCTTGAGCGGCGTTAACCGTATCGTTCACCTCTTCGGCCGTGATGCCGATGTCCAATTCATTGATCAGTGCGTCGCGAATGCACAGCACCGGGTTCGCCGTATAACGCGTCACGCCGTCGCGCGGGTCGAACACTTTTTTGCCGCGCACCACGGCGCGGACATTTGGAATCCCGTTCGGGAGCAGGTTTTGACTGCCCCGCAGGCGCAGATAGACATACGCGATGCCGCGCAGCCTATGGTCGGTCGTCCAGTCGGAAACCTCGGCGATAAGATCCGTGTCCGCCGTCTGGTCCGCACTGCCAAGGTGCTTCTTGATGCGCACCATCGGCACGGAACTACCGGTGAAAAACTCGCCCTCGGTGACCTCACCGGCGGCGTTCAGGTAGCGCGCGGGCACCCGCGTACCGTTGATGAAAATGTCGTCAATCGCCTCAACCTCGTGGCCGGCGAGCGCTACCACGAGATGCAGTCGGTCGTCGCCGTTGGTCGTCGTCGCGTAAACGAGCGGCCCGGAAACAAGCTGCTCACCATAAATGACGCGTCGGGGTTCGTTCGAGGACCGGATGACCTCGGTGCGCGTGCCACTGTCGAAAGTCGCTGTCCGTACCTTTGGTTTGGGCTTACCGAACAGGACCGTGCTGATGGCGGTCAGCGCGACCGAAATAGCGATCGAGACAAGGATGGACGTGAGGGAAATCGGCTCAGCGAAGTAGTAAGTTGGGTCGACTGACCCGTCCGGCAGCAGAAAGTAATCGTGCATCTACACCGCCCAGTGCAGCCGTGCGTGATAGACAGGCGCACGGGCCAAGCCGTTCGGCGCCGCGGCATAGATCACCCCGCCGCAATGGACGCCGAGCACGTCGCCCAATTGACTTTCCAGAAGTGCCAGATCGCCACGTCCGGCTTCGCCTTGGCGGATGGGCCGCATACCTTTCTCTGCGGCTATCGCGTGGGCGACGTCCTCAAGCGTCCCCGCGTACTCTTTCAAGGCGCGATACGCGCCGACCCTCGATTGGTATTGGCCGCGAAACGGCGCTGCCGGATCCACCCCCGTCATCGCTTCGATGCAATCGCACGCGAACAGGCAGCAATCGTGCTGCCCCCATGCGAACGGCTTCCCAGCCGCAGCGTCGATGACCCCGACGAGGCGCGCCGGCCAGTCCTCGAACCGCTTCATGCAACGCGCCACACGATTTCTTTTTCGACCATCTGCGCGACGAACTCGAGGCCCTTGTCACCCGGAAAACGGTTCTGCTGCTCTTCGTTGGTATAGCGCACGTTCTGCGCCTCCTCCCACCGCGCGAGCCGCGACTGGGCTTTGAGCGTGACAGTCGCCTCCTCGCCGAGCTGAATGTCCATCGTGTCCATCAACCCGTCGAACCACAGCGTCGGATCAGCGATCACCGCGAAATCCGCTTCCATCAAACCAAACCAAACGAGGCACGGCCGGCCCTGATAGTCCGCGCCGAGCGCCGATGAAATAAGGTCGTTCGGAATGCCGCGCAGCTGCAGGTCGATCGAGTAGTTCTTGAGCTCCGAACTTTCCTCGACCACGCTCATGCTGCCGTACTGGCCGACGCCGAGGAAATCGTCCGATGGGCTGCCACTATCGGCGTTGAACGTTAGCGTACGATCGGTCGAATTGAAGCGCAGCCGGCCGGTCGAGAAGTTCAGTTCCACGGCGGTGAATGGCCGAAAAATGTCCGCCGTCGAGGCCGTCGCCATTCCCGATGTAAGGTCGCGGCTCACGTGAACACCTCGACGCCCGAAATGCTGATGCCGTAGATGCTCATCTGGTCGGCGTCCCACGCCGCCTGATCGTCGTCGACCAGCGCCATTTCGCACACCGCCGAATTGACCGTCAGCGCCGCATTGTCGGCGGGCGCCGACCGGAACGGCGGTTCAATGGTCAGCGTCGCCTCGCCGGACCCGTTCGAATTGGCGTCCTCAACCACCATGTGCAGCTCGGCGCTCGCATCGCCGTTGGTGAACGAGATGTAGTCGCCGGCGCGCAGGATATTGGTGACGCTCGCGGTCCAGCCATCGGTCACCAGCGAGCTCCCGGTCTGCGCGGCGCCGTTCACCAAAGGCGTGCCGGTCGCCACGCCGCGCGGTGTTCGAGCGTCCGGGTCGCCGACGAGAAACCGGTTCGCCCCACCCCGCAGTTTAGCGAGCGCCGCCTGCCACGCCGCCGCCTGCCGGCGCTGCATGGGCGGTAGGGTCGCCGACAATGACCAGCGCGCACCCGGCAGCTCACGCGTCTGCACCGCACCATTGAGCGGCGAGATAAACCGCTGTGTGTTGGTGACGAGCGCGAACCGCGATGTCCGGAAATCCGGTGCCGTTGGCAGAGCAATGATTGCCATAAAAGCCCTTTACGATCATGTACGGTCGTTTGATGACGCGGATTGTCGCGCCGCGCAGCGCTATGCGGGGACATCGGGCAAGTGGCGCAACACGTCCGGCACGACAATCCGCCCCACCGAAGACCGGCGGTAAAAATCATCCCGGTCAAATGACCGCATATGATTGGAAAAAGCTCTAAATCTTGCCGATCGCCTTCGCGAACGACCCGCCCTGCTGCGCCTGATGCGCCACCTCGGCCACGGTCTCGCGCTTGATGCGCTCGGACTCCTGCCGCAACTGCACAACACTGCCATTGTCGGCGCGCCGGAAGTCGAAGTTCTGAGTGATATTCACATTCGGGGCGGCGTTAGACCGACCGGAAAGCGACGATAGTACTGGCGGACGAAGCGGGATGATCTGTGCCCCGCTGGGACGCGATATTGCGAGCTCGGGTCCCTCCTCACCGACGAAGCCAAATTGGCCGGTTGGGATTGTTCCGCCCTCTGCGAAATTTGCCCCGCCCAACGAATTGCCGAGCAACCCGCTCGTGCCAGCGCCTGCGCTACTGCCGCCGAAACTACTGGCAAGCGCACTCAAGCCCGCCCCGATCGCCGTTTGCAACAGACTCGACTTCGTGTCGCCGCCGCCCTGCCCACTGGGCAATTGCTCACCGAGCAGAATGACGCGCAGGAACTGCGCGATGACGTCTTTCAAGACATCGAGTAATTCCTTCAAACTCGTCCGTGCGATCTCTTCGAACCCCGCGCGCAACTCGTCCAACGCGAGCCGACCTATCTCCTTCAAACTATCGATATCGAGCGAAAGGTTGACAATTTCATCGGCCAATCGGTCTACCGCCCGATCTCCGACCCCCTTCAGCAAAGTATCAATCTTTTCGAGCGCCTCTGCTCCGACTTCGCCCGCCCCTTTTAATCCGTCGGTAAGATTTTCATCCAACGCGTCGCCAAGCTTTTCCAAAGTGATGTTGGAAATGTTGTCAATGATATCTTCAATATCCGTAAATAACTTCTCGATTGCGTCCGTTGTCATTGGAAACGGCCCTGTCGATTCACCACCTCCCGCCGCCAGTCCGGTCACAAATCTCCCGTCAATCATGCCCGGAAAATCCACCGAGCCCCGCCCCAGCGTCGTCTGCGGTACAAAAGGCGGAGTTGAGGCGCCGCCCCCCCTTCCGGCGGCCAAGATCAATGGAGCTTGCCCTCCCGTCGACGATTGAGGCCCAACAGGTCTTGATGAAGAATCTTCGAACCGCCGCAATTCCTGCAGACGTTCCTCCCGTAATTTCATCAACAAGTCCCGAAACTCCTGGAAAACTCTAAATTCCCGATCAAAGCCGCTTGCGTCGAAACGCAAGCCATTCTCTTCGGCAATTTTCTCCGCTATGCCCGCTCTTTCTCGCACACTGGCGATCGCGGCATCGGCGTCAACAATAAGGCCTCCGAGATCATGAATTTCCTCCCGGATTTCATCAGCCGATGTAGTTAACTGCTCCGTGATTTCTTCCGCACGGTCTGCTTGATCCCGGTCAAATTGTTTAAGGATGCGGTCAAAGAAGGTTTCCTCAGCTGAATCGCGATTTCTCTCAATTTTTGCATTGTTTCGGAGAATTCGATCGTCGGCGCGAGTGCGTTCCAGTTGTTCGAATTCTCTCTCAAGTACCGATTCCTGTGCCTCAAGCGCGGTAAGCACTTCTTCCGCATCAACACCAGCTTCTTCAATGTGATTTACTAACTCTTGAATGGTGGAAAGGCCCAAACCGTTCGCAATCGCTTCAGCTAATCTAGGTGCTGCTTGGTCAATATTGGCAAGGCGCCCCACATCGAAGTCGTCAAATGCTAGGCCAGCTTCTAAATCCGCTATCGCCCTTTCAATGTCTTGAGCGCTAGAATTCGAAAGTTTCAGCGCTTGATTGATACTTTTTGTAAGCTGCAGCACATCACCTTGATCGCGGGCAATTTCGGGCTCCAACTTAGTGATCGCTGTATTCAGACTCGCGAATACCTCCGCACTTTGGAGCGCGGCGCTGCGTGTTTCTCGAGCAACATCAAATATGTCAGCTTGAATGCCGGGTAGAATTTCCTCGCCTACCGTTTCGGACAATATTTTCTGTATTTTTCTGGTTTCTTCTAGGTTTTTTCTGTCTTCTTTTATCGCCTCCGCCATCAGTTCGAGCAGTGCCATGGATTTTGCCTCTAAAGGTGACGACTTTTTTCGATTTCGAACTTGCTTGCGAGACGTCTTAAGTGCGTCGTTTATTCGATCAGCGCCGTCTCCGGAAACAGCGAATAACCCGGCTCCAGCAATCGAGTCGTGCCGGTCGCGAAGTGCGCACTGATCTAGCGAATTTCGGTCGGATTAGTTCAAGCCGAACCGGAAGGAGATGACAGCGACTTTGTAACCTGTAATTGTTGACCCAAGATAATGATCTCGAAGCGACGATTGGATGTGTGTTGTCTTTTATTCTCGAAATTTTGCTTTGGGCGGTTTACCTAGCGCCAAGTATCGTAGCGCGCCTGCTTGGTCACAAAAAATTCTGGATGCTATTCGCACTGAATTTTGTGTCCTTGGCCATCCCAGTTTTTGCTTTGGAGATGTGGAGCGTCGAGATCGGTATTGTGGCATTCATCGTTTGGTCCACAATTTTTGCCTGGGCAATCGCACCACGGATTGACAAACCGGGCTTACTACGTGCGAAGCCAAGTTATGAAGATTCAATCCGGCCTGGCTCGCGATACGGAAAGAACGATGTTGGCCACATTTAGTCCCAAAACCTACGTCTTGCGCTGTTGACTTGCAGATATGATTGACGTTTATGAGTTCGGGCTTGGTATCGGCTTGTTACTTGCGTTTTGTGTGGCCGTCCCTCTGTATTTCGCACCCACTATTGTTGCCGCGATCCGCGGCCAGTACCTCTATTGGCCAATTTTCTTTGTTAATTTATTTTTTGGCTGGATATTGGTTGGCTGGGTAATGGGCTTTGTCTTAGTATTTTCTGAGGCCCCAATCAGGCAAACTTCCGCGTCGCCTCCTCCACCTCCAAACGGCAAGCCTGGCGCAAACGAGGCAAGCTAGGAATGAACAGCCGGGCTGCGAATTCCTAGGAATTTCCAGATCGGCTGTTGTGACCTGCTGCCCTCACCCTTCCTCCACCTCACGCTTCCACGCCGCATAGTCCTGACGACGCGCCCGTTTCGCCGCCGCGCCCGAGTGATAGTCGTGGGCCACGCGGAACTCGCTGAAGGTCGCGGCCCAGAAGGTGTCTGGGGACCAGCCGAAAGCGCCCATCGCCGCTTCCATGTAGCGCCGCCAGTCTAGCTTGTCGGACTCGGCGGCGCTTTCGGGTTTCCCGCATCCGCCTCAACGCGCTTTAAGTACGATTCGAGGTCGAGCGATATCATTCCTCGACGCATGGCTCTTCGCTGATGTGCGCGAATTGTCAGCGATGCGTTGGGTCAAGTCGCATGACGGCGCGGCCATTCCGAGTTGTTTTTCGGTGAAATATTCACGCTTTACCTGCAGAATGAACCCAGCTAGCGTTCCGCAATGTCTGGTATTCGGCAATCCTGGTTTGCGGCGGCCTGCGCAGCGGCGATCCTCGCTCTGGCAGCTTATGGGCTCTACGCCTCTTATGATCCGTCTCGGAGCGAGAGGTATGAAGAGCTACTCAAGCAATACGACGAAGGTACTGGAGGTGTTGACACCTCGGACCCAGCTTTGCGCGCGCTAATCGATGCTATTTATGCCACCCAAGAAAATAGAGTGTTGGGTGCGACCGCCGATTGGCTTTCGTCATGGGTTCGCGCCGAGCCCATCGGAGCCCTTATCGTAATTTCTCTTGGTTTGGCCGCATTCGGCGGCTTGTTGCTGCTACCACTCCTTATGTGGCGCAGCGTTCGGAGCTTGAGGGAAATTGCTGACAACCAACGTGTTCAAATCAGATTGCTTAACAGGGCAATCAATGAGGCCGAGCTACGGCGCGAGAGCGAAACTACGACATCGCACGAGCCATTAACGAGCGGCAGTTGATTCAATCCGTCGTGCCGCACTTACCCCATCTCCACCGTCCGCTTCCACACCGCGTAGTCCTGACGACGCGCCCGTTTCGCCGCCGCGCCCGAATGATAGTCGTGCGTCGCGCGGAACTCGCCGAACGTCGCGGCCCAAAACGTGTCCGGCGACCAGCCGAAAGCGCCGAGCGCCGCTTCCATGTAGCGCCGCCAGTCTAGCTCGTCGGACCCGGCGGCGCCTTCGGGTTTCCCGCGTCCGCCTCCGCTGGCGTTTGGTCACCGCCTGTATCCGCGCCATCCGCCGCCGCGTCCGCGGAGTCGCTGAACGCCGCGCCCAGAAACTCACCGAGGGAGCCAAGCAAGCCGACGATGCCGGCATCGATCACCATCTCGCCGACCTTGTCGTAGCTCGGCGGTTTCTTCTCCACTGCCTTGATGCCGGCCTGGACGATCACCGCCACGTCGCGTACCCCGACCGAGCCCTGGGCCAGCCGGCGCACCAGCGCGATCAGCCCTTCGCCGAGCTCGCTCTCGATCTCGCACAGCGCCTGAAAGGTCGGCCTGAGCACCCAATCGCGGCCGCCCAGGCTGAGCGTGATTTCGCCTCGCGCTTTGTTCATGAGCCGGCTTACTGTTTGTTAAACACGACGATGCCGTCGTTCTGTAGCGTCAACGAATATTCCACCGCGCCGGTATGCGTGCCATTCTCGGAGAACGCGGTCACGTTGAACGTGCCTTCGTAGTAGCTGCCATTGGCGTCGACCAGCAGGCGGTAGTTGCCGGTGGTGCGGTTCATCGAGCTCGTGCGCATGGCGTCAAGCTGCAAATCCGCGACGTCGGTGACGCCGCTGGTATTGACCGTCGCATTCGACAGCACGGACAATGTGCCGCCCCACCCCGCGTTCGATTTATCAGTGATATCCGCCGTGGTCAGATCCAGGCTCAGCGAGCCGTCCTGCTGGCCTTGCAACGTGGTAAACACCTCAGGCGAGCCACCGCCCTGCCCGACCTGTAGCAATACGTTAACACCGGATTGTTTCGCCATTCGTCATCCCCATGAAAAAAGGGCCGCTTCCTGGCGGCCGTCGGTGGTTGCGGAGTAGGTGAAAAGTGCGCGACGCGCGGACCGTTATGCCGCTACATACGCCGTTGAGGCCGCCCGCCAGTCGTCGGCGAAATCGACCTCGCCATAAGCGCCGCCGAACCACGGCCCGCCCAAGGTAAAGTGCACCGCCTTCGGATCGGCGCATTGGTCCACCGTGTTGTGGCCGACCAGATAGTTCCATTCGAGCGGCAAGCTGCCGATCTCGCCATCGTCAAGCCAGCGGAAGCCGTGCAGATCCAGCCCCGTCGCCCGCGCGACGTATCCCGGCGTCAACCGCGCGTTCGCCGGATGCGCCGCGTTCCACAGCACCAGGCTCGACCAGTTCTTGCGCGCATAAGCCGTCTGCGCCACACCGTCCATCTTGGCCGTCTCGCACGGTCGATGATCGTGCTTCACCGCCATCGCCGCAAAGCGATCATCGGCCAGCACGAACAGGTCCGCCACCGAGGCGCGAAACAAAAAATCCGCATCGACAAACAGGTGCCACCCGCGATAGCTCACGAGATACGGCACCAGGAACCGCGAAAATGAAAATTCAGTCGAGAACGGCGCGCCGGTCACGCCGTCGATGAACTGACCTTCCTCGCGTTGGTATGGCCGGTGATACACCGCCGCAACATCGGCATCGGTGAGTCTCAGCAGCCGCGCCTCAACGTCCGCACAATGCCGCAGGATCGACCACCGGCACACCTCGGCGGCCAGATGTTCGCGCGGATCGTAACCGACAAAGATCACGCCGCCGGCCGTTCCCGCGACGCGCCAATGGTTTTGCGCGCGCCTTTGAGGTGATCCATGTATTGCCCGAGCGGCGATTGAAACCACACATGCCCGCGCCCGCTCGGTGTCAGATCACGCCCCGTGATCCCGGTCGCGCCGCGCGCCTGGTCGAACGCATAAGCCGAATGCCACTCGAGCAAGTCGAACACCGTATCGCTCGCGTACAAATCGGCGTAGGCGTCGATCAACCGCCGCGCCTCGGGCAATCGGAACGCGATAAATCCCGTCTCCGAATGTTTCGGAACGCGCCCGAGATAGGCCACATCCGCATCGCCGATCAAACCTTCAACGAAGCCTTCCGGCACGTCGCGATAGGTCATCACGTCCGCGTCCAGCCAGACCAAAATCCCATCACCGAGGTCTCGCGCGGCATCGCGCGGGATCATCGCCATGCGGCAGAACTTCCAGGCGTCGAAGCGATAGCAGTACCCCGCACGCCGATCCTTGGCGCTCCAGCCCGGTCGCGGCTCTCGACCATTCGCCGCCACATTGCCGCGATGGCGATCGAGAAACGCGGCGCATCCCGGAATGTCGAACAAAGACCTGCATTCGCCACGCGGCACTTCAGTGCGTTCCTCGGTATAAACCTTGAGGTCGACCGATCGCGGCCAATGGCGATCGAAGCTTTCGAGAAACCGTTCGCCATACAAGCGATATCCGGATTGAGAGAAGCCGGTACACACCGTCACCATGTATGTCGTCCCCCGTTTATCCGGATCACCGTGTTGGTAATCGCGCCCTCGTCCTCGTAGAGCAGAAAGCGGATCAGCCGCGCGACCTCGATCGCGCTCAAGTAACACCGCCTGGGCTCTTCACGCGCCCGCTCGCGCAGCGCCGCCAGGTCGTTCCGCCGCCGCGTCATGCCGCCGTCCCAAATAATGTGCGGCGCCACCGCGACGAGCTGTTGCCCCGGCGCCAGCGCCCGCGTCTCGACATAGCGATGCAGCCCCGCCTTCGCGACCGCGTAGGTCGTGTCGTACGACCCTTTGAACCCCGACTCCGACCCCACTACGCAAATCCGCGCCGTTAGTTTCGCGTCTAGCACCGCCTCGCAAATCCGCACCGCCGAAATCAGATTGACCGCCAGGCTCTCGCACACCTCGGCCGCGGTCTGCGCGGCAATCGGTGCCTGGTGCAGCACGCCAGCACACAACAGAAAGCGATCGCCATCCACCGCCACCGGCTGCTCGCCGAGCGTCGCCAGATCATTGTCGAGCCGTACCACCTGCTCGCCAGCCGGCAACAGCGTACGAACCGCCTCAACGATCCGCGACCGCGCCCCGGTCACATGCAAGACTCCCATCAGGGCTCGATCAAATGCTTGATCTCGCGTTCGGCCAACAGGATCGCGTCGATTTTGCCCGCGCGGACTCGCAGGCTCCGTTCACCCGTGCGCACGATGTCGACCAGACGCGCATCGGCCCCACTTCGCGGCATGGCGCGGATCGACAATTTGTAATCCGCGATCTCGTAGTCTTCCCGCACTGCCGGATAGAACCGCGCCATCGACGCCATCATGCACTCGGTGCGATGATCAATCTCCTCACGCGTCACACTGTCGAGCATGGCGCGCGCGGCCTCGCGGCTCCGGCATGATTTCGAAAACGGCGTCCAGCGCGCCGAGGTCAGGCTGCTCAGCCCGCGCTCCTCATGCCACGGATAGAGCGACGGAAACGGCCCGTCCATAACCGTCACCGCGCGATTGGTCGGCCCCCGCAGCAGCACCATCAGGCACGGCTCGTAGCGGTCGATATCGCGGCCATCGCGCGCGCAGAACGTACAGTCGATGGTCCAGTCCCACACCGCATGGTCGCCCGGGCCAGGCGCGACGCCGAAGCGAACATGACCGTCGAGCAGCTCCGAAAAATGCGCCCGCGCCCGCTCGATCACGATATGCCGCTCGCCGGTGAGCACGGCGCCCTCGACATTCGCGAGCCCAAACTCCGCCGGCCGTTCAATCGTGACGAACTGTGTCTCTCGCGCCAGAATGTCACAATAGGTGCCGAAATCGATCAAGCTGTCCTGCGCCGCGATCGCATAGATATTGACCGGCACCCCTCGGGTGAGCGCGCCGTAGCGTTCCATGAACGCCGCGTGATGCTCCTGGCACAGCGCCCGGGTCAGCCGCGACCGCGGATAATGAAACCCGCCATGCAACCGCGCCGGATTGGCCCCACTTGCCCCGGCGAACAGTTCGTCCGCTATTTCATGCAGCTCAACCCGATGCCCCTCGGCCAGCAAACGCGCCGCCAAATGACACCCATACCAACCACCCCCGAGGATACGGATTTTCATGGGTCGAGCTGCGGTCGAATGGTGTTCCACATCTCTCCCGAAGCCATTTCATTAAGGGTCCACTGGCAATAGGCAAGGTCGGCGAACCACTGGCGCCGCGTCTGTTCCGACGGCCAGAATGGGCGATCGATGTCAGCGATACGGTGCGCGGCGACGGGGCGAGCGATGCCAGGACCGAGAACGATCGCCGGCACGCCGGCGAGGATCGCGTCGAGCGCGGCGTTGCTCGAATGCGTCACCAGCACGAAGCAACGCTTCAGTTCGTCCGCGAGCGTTGTCGGCGGTCGCGAAAATGCGACGCCGTCGATCGGCATCGCGTCGCGCCATGTCGGCTTGGGACGATGGATCACCGGCTTGTCGGTGATCGCGTGGATCTGCTTGATCACGCCGCGCGCATAAGCCGTGCAATCTCCGAGCCCATGAAAATCGCAATGTTTCTGGCTCGATCCCGCGAACAACACGCGGTCGCCGAACCATCGCGGCGCCGGCGTAAAAGCCAGCGCACGAGCACGGTCGTCGGGCCGCCGTTCGCGCTGGAATGTCGACAGTGGCATGTCGGCATCAACCGAAACCCGCCACAACGCCTCACCATTTACCTTTTGCCGCGTGTGCCCCTTGTCGAAAAACAGAACATGTTTGCCAGCCGCGCGATGGTCATCGAGCAGACGCCGCGAAATCCCCTTCACCCCAAACACGCAGCCGACCTCACCAACGGGCGCGCGATAGTCTTCGACGGCGCGCACTTCGAAACCGTCGCCGCCCGCGAGCACCGCCTTCCCGAGCGCCGCTGCAATCCGGTCCTCGCGCGGCTTGCCAGCCGACCAGAATGTGACGTTCACACCAAGCCTTCGCCGACCAAATAGTCCCAGCAGGCACCGGACGCCATTTCGGGCACCGACCATTGGCAGTAGGCGAGATCGGCAAGAAATTCGGCGCGACCGCCAGGCAACGGCGGGTCGTCGAGATGATCGAGGCTCGGCATCGACAACAACGAGGCCGCGCCGTCTTCGCAGTAGACCGGAATACCGGCCGCCAGCGCGTCGACCGCGGCGTTCGAATGGTGCGTCACCAGCGCCCAGCAGTCGCGAAGATACTGCCGAATATCGGTGCCGCCACGATGAAACGCCGTGCCGCTGATCGGCCGCGCGCCATCCCACGACGGTTTTGGTCGATAGCGGATCGCCCGCTCCGTGTGTTTTTTGATTTCCTCAATCGCCCGACGCTCCCAGGCCTCGGGCGCAAAGCCATTGACCGCCGCCGATCGGTCGCTCATGCCGGCAACGATGATATGCTCGCCCCGTTTCCGCCACGGTTTGAGCCGCACGCCGATCTGGTTGAGCCGATCGGGAGAATGCCCGGCGCGCAAATACGCGGTCGGGTGCAAGGCATTCACCGAAACCTTATGATAGCCGCCGAAGCGATCCTTCGCCGGCTTACGGTTCCAATAGCCGAGATCCATATAGACCGCCGTGGTGGCACTGCGGTAGGCCTCGAATACCTCGCGCAAACCCAGCCTGAGGCCATAGAAAATCGCCACATCAGCCTCAACCGCGCCGCTGAACGTCACGCCGTTGCGTATCTCGGGCGTGATCCCGTGCCGGCGCAACCCCCGTTGCCAGGCATCGCAGATCCGCCGCGCCCGTTCCTTGCCGTCGTCACGATAAATGGCGACGCGTGGAAACCCGGACCGCCTAGACAGACTCGAAAGCCATATTCTTGATCACACGCCAGCGCGCCTTGGCGGGCTTTCTGGTTGCCACTTTAAGGCCGACACTGTCCGCCCAGCCAAGCCAGTCGACACGGTCGATCTTCGCCATGTCAGCGGCGTCACGTTTGATGAAAAAGCAATTGATGCCCGAGCTATCGACAGTGACGAAGCGATAACCCAACGGCTCCCACAGCCGTCTCCACGCGGCCACCGAGGCGCCGAAATAGAAATGTTTCAGGCCGCGCGGCCGCTCAAACGGATAGCGGTAGGTCACCGTGATCGGCCGCGCGCCGAACGCGGCGTTGTACTCACATATCGCAATCTTGGGCCCGAACCCCGCCACCACCATCGCCTCGGCGACATGCCAGTCGATCGAATCGATATCGATCGAGAACACATCTGGATCGGGCATTAACGCGGCGAACGTGAGCGCCGACTTGCGTTCCGCCGGCATCGCGAGCGTCTGCACATTGTGCAACCCCTCGATCGCGCAGAAGGCTCGGAACGCCTCAAGCCGCTTTGCTTCACGATCGATCGCCAGGCCGAACCAACCTTGCTTGGCGAGCCACGTGCAATTGTTGCGCTTACCGTTGCCGCAGCCGATTTCCAAATACCGCCGCTCGCACTCGTATAGCGCGCTCACCAGATACGCGATGATGCCGTCCTCGCCGTTCTGGCTGTGCACCCGCTTCTCTATGGTGGCGAGCGCAACAATGTCTTGATCGCCCATCCGCTCTCAATCTCTTCCACGGAAAATTGCGACCAGGCGAGCCGGGCGAACGCCGGCAAGCGATCGGGATATGACGGATGGTCAAGATTCGTGAGCCCGGCTTCCGCCGCGCCCCGCGTGACGATGTTCGGCCCGCAATAAAAGGTCGGTATCCCGGCGAGCAGGGCTTCGGTCGCCGCATTGCTCGTGAACACCACCACCGCCCAGCACTCTCGCAAATGCGCCGCGAGCGGTTCGGTGAAATCGACCACACGGTCGTAAGCCGCGCTCGGCATCCGCCGCCGCCGTTTAGGGTGCGGTCGAAACCAGACCGGCCGGTCGGAATGCCGCCTGATCTCGGGCAGAACCCGGTCGGGCCAGTCATCCGGCATCGCCATGGCGTTGTAGCCGAAGCCACGTTGGCCACAGACCAGAGTGTGCGATCCGCTTTCGCGCCATGGATTGACCGGAATGCGCCAGGCGTTCCAGCGCTCCACGCTGCCAATCGTATGCCGGCTGTTACCATTGTGACCGCCGAGACCGAGGGCGAGATACCGTTCGCCACCGATCTCCCGCAGGTACGCTTCCTCGCAGACAATGTGCCGGCCAACCAGTTCGCCAAGCCGCTGATTGTTGCCGTAACTGTTCCAGCTCACCAGCACATCATCGGGACCCGGCGCAACGGGCACCGCCTTGCGCACCGCAAACCCGGCACGGGCAAACCCTTGCTCTATGACGTGGTGCCGGCCATCCTCGAAGCGGTCAGGCAGCCGGCTCCAGCAAGTCGGCGAGGTCGGCGGTCGGGAAACAGGCAATCGCGCTTCCCCGCGTACAATTGATCACCTCGACCCCGCGTGTCTTGAGCGGCGCCACGAGAGTCTCGAAATGTGGCAGCATGGCGCTGTCATATGTGCTCGCTCGTGTCGGAACCGGATGATCGCCGAACCAGTGCGACGCACCGTCCGCCGCAAATTTCATGTCGTAGCCAAGCAGCACGACGCGCGTGCACCCCAGATGCACCGCCAGATTGATGCACTGATAGCCGCTATTGCGCCCCGTGCGTAGCCCATCGGGCCCCTGGCACAAACCGCCTGCCACGCCCGCCTTGTCATCATTGCGCAAAATCTTGACCGGCTCGGGCAATGGCGGTTCAGCGGCGGTCGGCGCCAACCTCACCTTGGTCCCGGAAAAGCCCCGAAACGCCGGCTCATTAGCATGCCAGCGATACCATTTTGTATCACAGAAATAGAGCAGCTCGGCGAATAGACACAGCCGATAAGCGTCATTGATCGCGATCACCCGCCGCCCTTCGAGCACCGAACAGTCAACCTCACGCAAGCTCGGCCCGCCAGCGACAATGAAACAAGTCTCACCGCGCCACAAAGGCGGCACGCGCCAATACTCAGTCAACGATGTTAGGTACTTGCGATTGTCAAGCGACCTGCGTCGCGACCTCGAAGGTCTGCACGCCATGCCGCGTCAACCCATCGGCATCCAGCATCAACTCGGACTTGGTGAACCGGATCCACGCAAGCTCATGCCCGGTAACGGTCAACCCAGCCCAGTGCAAGGCCGCTGCCACCGCGCCCATAATCTCCTTCGCCTCCGTCGCGCCGCGCGCCCGCGACCAAGTATGAACGCGCAAAGCTTGCATCATGCCGCCCTTAAGCTTGTCATCAAACGGCACGCCCGAGGTCTCGCCGATCACCAAATAAGGAAACACGCTATCCGCGGGCACATGATCAAACACCCGCGCCCCAACAAGCGCCGCGACCCCAGCATCTCCGACCAAGGCCCCGTGTACGGCCGATTGCACGGCCGCCTGCGCGTCACCTGTCATGTGGAGTCCTCTTTGGCCGATATCCCAGCAATCGTTTCGCCATTACCGTGCCCCGTGATCAAACGGCGATGCCTTCTTCGGCCAAGATTGTCAGCCAGCGGTCGCGCTCGGATTCGTTCATCACGGACCGGATGTTGAAGGTACGTGTGCCGAGGCGGAAACGATGTTGCGGCGTGACGTCGGTGCGGTAGCGCATCCGTATGCGGTGGCTCACCCGGTCCTCGAGTTGCATGGCGCGGAGTTGTTCGCCGCCCCCAAGCGGCGTGACCTCGGCCCACACGGTCGCGACCTGGGTCGGGTTGGCCCACGGGTCGGTAAGGCCGCCGGCACCGTCGGGGCTCGCGTTTTCCGCCTCGATGGTCACCCGGTGGCGGAGCGCGCCCAGGGTCACACGACTCAATTGAGCGCTCGCAGCCGCGCCACGCGGAACGGCGAGAGCAGGTTTCGCGCACCCGGCGGCATCGGATCCAGCATCGCCAGATCTTCGCCGCGATGTTCGTAAAGTTGGGCGATCAGCATTAGGATCGCCTGGCGGATCGGCTCGGGTACATCACCGACGTGGGTGCCGTATCCCGCGGTATAGGTGACCTGGATTGCGTTGGCGACGCGATCGGCGCCGGCCGGCCACACGGCGCCGTTGCGCAGCACCACCCGGCCCGGCTCGCGTGCAACATCGATCAGATAGTTGCTCGCCGCGAACGTCGTCACCGTGTCCGCGTCGTCATACGTGACAATCGACGAAACCGCGATCAGCGGCGGCCGTGGCAATTCGAGCGCGCGATCGAGCGGGCCCACGCGTACGCCGATGCGGAAGCCGGGCGCGAAACCGGTGTCGGGCGATTTGTCGAGGCTAAGGCGCAAGGTACGGGTGATCAGCGCGCGGCCCAAATATGCCTCCACCGTGTGGGTCGCCGCGCGGACCAGGCCCATCAGCAGCGCGTCCTCGGCGGTATCGTCGTCGTTGAGCCGTAGCTGGTCCTTGACCATGGCGAGCGATACCGGCAGGCCGGTCGGCGGTGTAACGGTTGTCAGGCTCATCTTTGCTCGCAACGCAGAGTCAGCGACCGCTCGGCGGTCCGCCCCTGTCCGGTGGTGATGGTATTGGTCAATTGATAGAGCTCGCTCAATTGGCAGCCGGAAATAAACACCGTAGCGGTGCTCGTGGTGTTGGTCGCGCCGCTCAAGGTCGGTTGCGACGGGCTGCCCGTCGAGTCGCTGACCCCCCAGCTCGACGTCGAAATGGTGTCCGCTGGCGAGCCGGTCTCGGCGAGCCAAGTCACCCAGTTCATAGTGTAGTCGAGTGTTTCGTCGGGGTCGATCAGCAGCGTGGTCATGCTCAGTTCAATCTCCGTCGGTCGCCAGGCGGTATGACGCTACCGCGATCGCCGGCGCCAGGCGTTCCTATTTGGTTACCGCCGGGGCTGAATGTGCGTTCCTCGCCCGGACTCGCGATGCGCAACCCGCGCGGCGTGAATGTCCGAGACGTCGCACCCACCTGACTGTCGGGGCCAGCGTGGGTGCCGCTCGCCGACTGCGTCAGTGCCGGAAAAATTTGCGCGCTGGTGACATTGATCAGTTCGATGCCAGCCGCAAATTGTGTAACGGCGGGCAACCCCTGCGCGCCGACTGCGGCAAGAGCGTGCCCGCCCGACGCGGACTGCAGCGCTGCCGCCAGCACCTGGCTGGCAGTGCCCGCAATCGTCTGACCGCCGCCCGCCTCTTGTACCACTGACGGTAAGATGATCGCGGCGGTACCAGGTTGCGCCTGTTCACCAGATCCCGCTTGCGTGGCTGCCGGCAAATTCTGCACCGCGGCGCCAATCGCGTCACCTGACTCGCCGCTGCCCGCCTGGGTGGCGCTGCGCAAGGTCTGGGCAGCCGCACCGCCATGCGTTTGCTCGGCGACGGCAGCTTGGCCGAGCGACGGCACGGTCTGCGCCCCAGCGCCGGGCTGTGTTTCAACGCCCGCGCCCGCCTGGGTGGCAGCGGCAAGGGTCTGAGCGCCGGACCCGGTGGCGCTCGCGTCGGTATGTGTTCCAGCAGCTGCTTGGGATATGGACGCCAGTGTTTGAGCGCCGGCGCCCTCAAAAGCGGATTTGCCGCTGCCCGCGTGATTGAGGCTCGGCAGTGTCTGAACACCGGCACCCGACAACGTTTGGCCGCCAGTCCCCGTTTGCGTCGTCGCCGGCAGTGCCAGCGCGCCAGTGCCCTCTGCTGGTTGGGTTCCCGTGCCAGTCTGGGTGGTCGACGGCAGGGTCTGGGCGCCGACGCCGTCGGGCTGCATAACGCCACCACCGGCCTGGGTGAGCGACGCCAAGGTCTGAGCGCCGGTGCCAGAAGGCGTCGAGGCGACGGTGTAATGGACCTTGATCTCGCCGTGATCGACGCGCGCGGTGATCCCGAAAAGAAACGAGGTGTTGTCGGCTGCAACAGCAAAGCCAAACGTGCTCGCCTCGACATCACTTTCGGTAAGAGTGACGCTCCAAAGATCAGCCGCACCGCCATAGGTGGCTAGGGCGTCAGTTGTCGGCCACGTACCGGCGACGGCCTTATTGTCGCCTGACTTGCTGCCGCCCTTGATGAGCCGAATAACGCCGTCAACGACCGTCCCGAGTCCGCTCGTCTGGCTTCGCTCGAAGCGGACCTCAACACCGTCGGGCGTTGCGCCGGCCGGCAGCGACGCGCCGAAATTGGTAAATTCGAGGTAGTCTGTGTCCTCATTCTTGGCCAGAGCCGCGGTGGCGTAGGAATTATCCGACGCACCGGCATTGCTGGGGTTTGTCCACGCTATACCACGACTGTTGACGCTGCTTATGGTGCCGGCGCTAAGCCATCCGGTGTCAGCCATTGCGTGCCCGAACCGGCGGGATACTGTCTTCGCCGCGCTGACGCTTCAACCGTTCCGTGCGCTCGTGACGCGGTGTCTTGGAATCGCGCGGCGCAAGCTTGTCGAGTAACTGCGCCTTCTGGTCTCGCGGCAGATTTCCGTCCCGATACAGCGCAAAGGCCGGGCCGGCCATGCCGATTGTCGTATTGTCGATAATCACCTGGCGGCAGAAATGCGCCGTGCGCGGCGTCAGGTCGGCGTCGGTGAACTTCATGCTGGTCAGCACCCAGCGCAGCGGCTTGCCCTCTTGCGGGATCGCCAGCAAGGCGTCGCGATAGGTCCACCTATCGGGCTTGGTCTTCAGCCAGTCCTCGGCCGGCCAGCACATTTTGCCGATCGCTTCGGCATCTCGGCGTTCCGCATCATCAGCCGGTGTTTTTGGCCGGCTTCTGAACGCCGCGACGTAATCGCGGATCGGCATGTCGAGATCAACAACGGGCATGGCGGTGCCTCGGAAATGTGCCGCAAGCCGCCGTCAACTCTGCGGCATCGTCACGGTCCAAGAGGTCATCGAGACCGTCGAGCCGGAAACGATGGACACCGTGTTGAAGTTAAAGTCGGCGCTGGATGTGCCGGCCTCGCCATCAATCACGTCGTCGGCGCCGGTTCCCGTCGCGCCCGCGCGGCAATAAGCCAGCGTGCCGGTGGCGTCGGCCGAGCTGTCATCGGTGATCGCACTGGCGGTTGCCGCGCCGCCTGGCGCGGCATCGACGGCGCCACCGAATGCCGGATCGGAGCATGTGAGGGTAAACAGCAGCGTGCCGCTCTCGGCGGCGTCCGGGTCCGCCGGCTGGGTGCCCGTGCGGCCACGGATCGTGGCGGCGGTCGAGCCCAGATCGAGGCGGTCAACAATTGAATCGCAAGCCGCGATGGCGGCCACTGCGGCGATGCGAGTGTTAAGAGCCATTGGGAACCAACTCCGTGTGAACTGCGGCGGGATCGGGGAGCGGGTCGGCGACGTCGTTGCCAGCCTGGCGTTCCTCGTCCTCTCCCGCGTAAATCGGCCACTTCGCGTTCCTCACATGACCGCCGGAGGTCACGTATCGGCCAACGATGCGCTGGCCAACCTGAACCGATCCGATCTTGCCGGCGATGTGATTGCCGTCCGGATCGATCGCGAGTTTGTTCCCAAGTTGTGTCGCGAACATCTCGTCGCTGCGCGGCGACTTGGCGCGCAATTCAGCAACTGCCTCGGCAAAAGACTCCAAGTCCGCGCCAACCAAGTGCCTCGTCACCGCCTCGATCAGATGTTCGAACTCATCCTTGAAAGTGAGGTTATAGAATTCCTGTTTAAGCCACCCGCGATCACGCTCGGGGAAGCCGGTTTGAAACCCCTGGATCCACCAGACGGCAAATTGCCTGCCGTAATTGTCCAGGGTGGCCGTATCAAGTTGTCGTGGCATTGCCGTACTCACTAACTTCCAAATGTTGTTGCAGGCGCGTGCGTCCGATCGCCCTCGGCGACGACGGCGGCCATATCGACATTCACGGTGTAAGCTGTGGAAAGACGCGCCGGCGGGCCTGAAGACCCACCGGCTCAGTGAGGAAAGTTACGATACCGGAGTCCGGTGCGCGTGGCCCTTCAGCGCCCAGATACCGACCGGACCGCCGGTGGCGAGGCTAGTCGGGGTCAGCGTGACCCGGACGAACCGCCCGGAGCCGATATAGCTGAAGCGAACCGGCACGAGGTCGCTGGTCGGCGTGGTGACCACGCCGGACGCAACCGTGTGCGCGCCGTCGCTGTCGACATCGCCGGTCGCCACCGCGGCATAGGTGCCGGCACTGCCGGTGCCGTCATCGTTGGCGTGTTCGAGCAGCACCGCGATTTGCGCCGCGCCTTCAGGGCTCGCGCCCATCTCGGCGATGTCGCCGAAATCGACGACAATCTGTACCGAGTCGAAGCCCTGCGTATCGACGTCGCCGGTGTTCAGCGCACTGGAAGAAATCGTCTGTGCCTGCAGCAGGCGAACAGGCAGAATGTCGGAATAGGTTGAACGGGTTGCCATTGTCCTGTCCTCCTTAGCTGGTGGCCACCTTGATGGCCTTGTAGGATTCGAAATTGACCACGTCGCCACCGACCCGCTTGCGCGTGTCGAACAACACGTGCGGCTTGGCGGTGAACGGATCGCGCAGCACCGAAACGCCGAGCCGGTCGACGATGGTGTAGGTCGCTTGGAAGTTACCGAACACGATCGGCAGCGCGTTCGCCGCCACGTCGGGCATGTCCTCGGCCTCGATTACCGCGAAACCGAGCAGCGACGATGGCTGGCCAACCGTAAGCGATGGCTGCCACAGATAGCGCCCATTGGTGTCCTTGAATTTCCGCACTTCGGTGAGCGTCGACCGGTTCATCATCCACACCGCGCCGGCGCGATAGCCGGCCTTCAGCGCGCCAACCGCGTCGTACAGAACGTCCGCCGGATCGGTCGATGCGAAGTTGGCGGCCGCGCCGGTCGCGATATAGCCGAGATTACCCCACGACCAGCTCGCGTCGGCGACCGCCGGGTAATCCAGAAAGCCGCGCGGCCGACCGACACCATTACCGGTAACAAAGGCGGTGTTCTCCGTACGCGCAAACTTGTCGGCGACCTTGCCGGCGAGCCAACTCTCGACGTCGATATTGGCGTCCTCGAGAATCTTCTGAGTCGCCTTGGGTTGGGCATGCAGCTCGTACACCGGAATCCGCGCGGTCGCCACATCCGGCGTCGCGGTCTCCGATCGGCTATCGGTTTCACCGACCCATTGCGCCGCCGCCTGGTCCTTATCGACAACGAACTCGAGCGCGTCGGTGGTGACCTGCTCGACCGCCGCGACCTGCCGCACCGGCGACGTGTCGAAAATGGTCTCGACAATCCGGTTCGACGTCGCCGGCGTCACCCAATACCCGCCTTCGGTCTGGGCGCCGACCGATAGCGCCTTAAATTCGGCAATCGCGCTCCGGTGACCATCGGTCATGAACTCTGGACCGCGTCTGAGATAGGATTTCAGCGCCAGGCGATAGTCGCCGATCGCGCGCAAATCGACCTCGGTCTCGTCGACCGGCCGTTCTCGCACCGTCGACAACCAATCGCGCGCCGCTTTCACCGTATCCGCGCCGTCGTGCGATCGTCCAAGGCCGGGTCGGCTCAAAAAAGTTTCGATGCCCTGCAAACGATTATCGATGCGCGCGACCTTCTCCTCGGTCAGCGGGTCCGCCGTGCCTTTCTTCTCGATCTCGGCAAGGCGTTCGTCGTTCGCCGCCTTGTATGCTTCGAAGGCGCTCAGCGCGGCCTCCGTCGTCGCCTTGACCTCGGTCAGGGCGCCTGTGTGTCCTGCCATATCAGCTTACTCCTACAGGGTTGAACGATCAGCTGACATCGAGACGTTTGAGTCGCGCGATACGCGCGTGCGTCTCCGCCAGCCACTCATCCAGCCCGTCCTCGTCCCGAGGCTCCGAACCGGTTTTAAAGCCGCCGCCGGCGATCGCCTTGGCGGCGGCGCGCGAGAACCCGCCTGCCTCACGCAGGAAGCTCTCGAACTCGCGTATTGTCATGTCTTCGGCTTTCACCGCCTGTACCCGCGCGGCGGGGTTGGCGGCGAAGGTGACCAGCGAAATCTCCAGCAGCTCAATCTCTTCGAGCCGTCGCACGGACCGGTCGTGGTCAAAACTGTCCTTAAGCGTGCGAAAGCCGATCGACATTTCGTCAATCGCGCCGGCTTTGAGCAACTTGTACACGTCGAGACCAAGCGTCGTGTCGAGCAACCGCCCTTCGACGAACAGCCCCGTCTTGTCCTCACGGATTTCACTGAAGGTGCCGATCGGCATGCGACTGTCATGCTGCCACAACAGTTTGACCCGGCTCGGATCGCGCCGCCTGAGTGAGCGCGTGAATGCGCCGGGCTCAATCGCATCTCCGACCAGATCAACCTCGCCGAAGGTCGCCGCGTGGCCAGTAAAGCTCATCGCGCGTTCGGCCTTGATCTCGGCCTCGACCGTCAGTCGCTTGATCTCGGGCGCGTCAATCGTCTCGGCCGCGCGTGCACCGACAGCATTCATTATGCGGGATCCTCGAACAGTGTCTTGCAAATCATGATGTCGGTGCATCCCCGGCAGCGACTGGCGACGCGCCGAGGGAACGCAATTTGGCCGGAACCAGCGGCGTATCACCGCCATCGATTCCGCTTAGGCCAACATCGGCGCGCGCCTCATTAATGGTCATCACCCCGGACTGAACGAAGCCGACATTCTTTTCCATCTGCGCGCGCTTGCGCCCGACCAGCGCCGGGATCGCGTCGATGTCGTATTTCAGCCGCAGGCCCTCGCCAAACTCGGGCACCAGCCATTCATTCAGGTCGGATTCAAAGCGGTGCAGGATCGGGATCACCGCCTCTTCGTACATCGACAGTCGCGCCTGCTCGAAATTGGCGAAGGTCAGCGAGCCTTCGACATTCACCAGCTGCGGCGGAATGTCGTAGGCCATGGCGATTTCGCCGGCGCTCATGTTCTTCAATCCCGCCCAATCCATATCGCCCGGCGACAGACCCATCTGGGTCCAGTTGAAGTCGCCTTCGAGCAACAGGATGCGCCCGGCATTGTCCGGCCCCCTCAGCTTGGCGTCGAGATCCTGCTTCAAGATCGCGCGTTGCTCATCGGTGAGCGGCACTAATTGGCCCGACTCGTCCTGCGGCCGAAACACCACCGCGCCCGACGGCCGGCCACTATTCTGTAGCAAGGCAAGATTATGCCGGTTCGCAGCGTTGTGCTGATCGGTGCCCCACGCCGCCGCCTGCAACGGTGACATGCCGTAATGATCATCGAGCGGATGCCAAGTCTTGAAGTGCTTGACCGCCGACGCACCGGTACGGGCATCGACCGGATAACGAGCTTGCACCCGCCCTTCGATGGAATATTCGTAGGCAGCCGGAATTTCGCTGCCCGAGGCCTTAATACGCAAGCGGTCGGGCCGCAACGGCCACAGCTCGCGCGGCGGCCCGCTTGAAGGACCCAGTTTGACCAAGAAGGCGTTGCCCGCGAGCAGCCAATAGGCGCTCAATGCGGTGAAGAGTTCGACCCGTCCCTTGGTCGGCGCGGGGCTTTCCAGTAAATCGAGCAACGCGTGACGCGCGATCCGCTCGCTGCCCCGAAACAGCGTGAAGGGCACCGCGGCAATCGCTTTTGACAGCAATCGCACGCAGCGAAACACCACCACGTTTTGCTGATAGCCCTCGGCGGCAAGCGCCTCGTAGCGATCCGGCAAAGTTCGCGGCTGCCCAAGGCCCGAAACCGCGACCACCGGCGCTTCTTTGCGCTCGGGGCTCTCTGAACGCCACAAGGTGCGCCACGCTTGGCGAAGATTCATGCGCTAGCTGACCGAGTAGATCGCGGCGCCGCCCGAACGCAGGAGGTCCGTCAACGCCCACACCAGAGCATCCACCCGGTCGGGCGACTCCGTGGTGTTGGGGGTAAATGAGCACATTTGATCCTCCAGGTCGGGCATGGTGGCGCCGACATGCTTGACACGGTTCTGTTCATAAAGCGCGGCGATCGGCTCAGCCCGGGTGTGCTTGCCACGGCTCGCGCGCACCGCGCGAAACCCGATACTTCCGTCGATGGTGCGCAGCAGGCTGTGCACCAAATCACCACCCTGGTTGATTTCGGCGACGATGCTGTCGGCCTGGTGGGCGTGATAAAGCGCGACCGACTTGCGCGCCCAACTGTCGGGTGAAGCGCGTAAGGATGCGTCCTCAAGCACGTAGAAAAACCCGTTCTCGCCGAGTCCGGCGGCAACGATGCCGGTCAAGTCCGCGCCTTCGCCGCTGGTCACCGCCGGGTCGACCCCGATCACCACCCGCTTCAGCGCCGGCGTGGCCTCGACCCGATTGTCCTCGATCATCCGGCGCGACCACAGCGCGCCCGGCACATCGTCGAGCAGCTCGGCGTCGATCTCCTGCCGGCCGAGTCGGGTGCCTTGATACTTAGCGATGATCTGATCGAAAAAGGCCGCCGGCAAGTTGGCGCGGTTGTCGTAGGTCGAGCCACCGCTGATCACCGTGTGCTTGCCCGCCATCACTTCGCGCAGCACGCGCACCGGTTTCGGCGTCGTGGTCACGACCGCGCGCGGATGCTCGCCGAGCCGAAGCCCGAAGCGCGCCATGTCCCACGCGGCCGGATACCGCCACGCTGCCAGTTCGTCGGCCCACAGCGCGTCATGCTGTGGCCCACGCAGTCTCTCCGGCTCGTCGGCGCTATAGGTCGTTGCTATGGCACCGTTCGGCCAGGTGAGCCGATGTTTCGACGGTTCGTAGAGCGGCCGGTTCCACGGCGGCGATACCGCCAGCAGCCCCGACTCGCCTTCAACCATCACATTGCGCGCATCGGCCGCGGTCGGCGCGATCAGCGCAATGCGGCGCGCCTGCCCGCGCTCCGCCTGGCCCCGCACCCATTCGGCGCCGGTGCGGGTTTTACCAAAACCGCGTCCGGCGAGCACCAGCCACACCGACCAATCCTCGTCGGATGCGAGCTGGCTCGGCCGCGCTTTGCGCGACCAGTCCCATTGCTCAATGCGCCGCTGTCGAGCCAGCCTCGCGGCGCGCAACCTCTTGTTCAAGTCGTTGGATATAGGCGTCGAGTTCGGCATCAGTCATGTCGTCGAGGCTAATCCGGGTCTTGACGTCCTGCCGCTCGACCGTGAGTCCGTGCAGCTTGGCCTTGGCCATGATCGCCTGCACCGCGGAGCCCGCCTGCCCGAACACCATGCTAGCCAACCGCACCGCCTCCAACTCCTCGGTCAGACTCTCAATAGTGACGGCCTGTTCGGGTTGGTGAGAGCTGGTGGACGCCTCACAAAACAACGTGTCGATCCGAGCCGCCACCGCAGGCCTTCCCAGCACCGCTTTTGCCGCGCGACTAATCGCGGCGGCTGATTTCCCGTCAGTTTGATAAGCTCGCCGATACGCCTCAGCCGCACTGCCGCACGCAACATAGGCGTCACAAAACGAGGCTTCGCACCGTGTCAACTTCTGCATCGTTCGGCGCCAACTCAGCTATCCTCGATTTTTGCCCACACTGATGCAGAAAAATCCGCATATAAATCGCTTAGTGCGAATTGGACAAGGTGCTCCGGGATATCAAAATATTCTGCTACCGAGTAAAGAGTTTTCTCACCGGTTTCGACCTCTTCTTTACATTTTCTGCGCATATCGAAGGGAAACAGCAACTCGATTGCCGCAAATTTAGTCAGCGATTCTGTTGCCACGTCCTTTGGCGCGGCGACCGTACCATCTATCTCATCTTCATCAATCACGATGTATTCAATAATGCCAAGGGGATTGGTGGTATGAAACTCATCATCATCTAGCAGATGATGACTCGCCTCTTTCGCGAATACGTACCGTGTCCATGCCGAGCTGAGTTCGCCATCCACGTAGATAACTGATCTACCTTCGTACATCTCGATCATTCCGCGCAGCAAGCTGGAGTCAAGAGGCACCGTATAAACCTCGATTGAGACATCATATTCCTGCTCGATCGCGAATCGCAGGTTTTGCTTAGGCAAAGGAATAGAGTCGTCTGCCAGGCAATATTGACGCATGGTCTCTTGGACTTTGCGGACTTGTTCAAACAAGGGGGGGAATAATGCGCGATCAAGATGCATAGTTTTTGTCTCACAAAAAAAGCCCCGGGCACTCCCGAGGCTTTAATGATTGCTGTGGTAGTGTCAAGAGTTAGGTCGCGGGCAATCCCTTCCCGTCATCCCAATCATCGATTCTCGTGCATTTTCCTTCATCGACCAACCTGTAAAGGCGGTTGACCTCCTCGCAAAAAGTATCAACCGTAGACTCGGAAACACGGCCGAAAAAGAACTTCATATCTTTAAGCCCGTCATCCGCCGTCTTGGCTTGAAAGCGGGCGAAAAGCTGTTGCTGTTCCGTCAATGTTGTAGTCATTTCAAGCCTCCTTTCTTCCATCTTGCACTAGCGGCAGCCTTTACGATTTCCAGTGTACAGACCGCGCTCGGTGCGTTCTTCCATGTTTGACCTAGCATCTATCCGCTACTTCGTGCGGCGACGCCAATTAGTAATTCCCCTCCACTTCCCAGCAGCGAATGGCGCAACACATACCTTACGCTCCACCATGTGGCTGGACGTTTCGCACCGCATGGCCATCCGGGTATCAGCTAACTCACTCACTGGTGCCTGATGGCACCAGTTCGTGCTAAACAGGTTATAGCGCACCAGTCAATAGGTGCTTTAGATAACCAGGGGAAACCTCAACAAACTTAATGTGCCTTAACATCACATTCAACTTGATTTCCATCGAAAAAAGTGATAAAAGAAATTGATTTACTTTCTAATCAATTTCTTAAATACGCAACGACGCAGTGTGATTTGGCGCCCGAATTGCGCGATGCCAATCCAACCCGTGTTCAAACAAAAATGCTAGCAAAAATTGGGTGTCATGATCGGCGTATTTTGACAACCGATCAAATTGCTTCGTCGAGCGAAAGACCGTCGCCAGGGCGCGGCATTTGCCAATTCTGGCGCTCGAGATCGCGGGCGCGGGCACGCACGGCTTCCGGATCGATTTGGGCCTGTTGGCAAACCTGGTCGAAATTCTCGGAGCGGCTGAGCAACCACGCCCGCGCGCCACACCGCGCCGACTCGCCGACCTTGGGCCGCGCCCAGGCCGGAATTTCATCGTTGCCGAACGCAGTGGCGTCGAGAAACGCCTGCCAAATCACCGCCCGCCACAATCCGATGCAGCCGCCATCGGCGCCGATCGCCGAGCCGCGCCGACCAGTTTCGCCCGGTCCCGCCGCATCCAACCACGCCACATCGGCGAAACTGTTGCTGACGCAACCATCACCCGCCCAAACCGGCTCTTCGGTGCTTTGTTGACCAGCCGCGGCGTGGCCGAGCGCCAGCCCGCGATCCTCTATGGCTGTGTCGAAGTCGAGGTTAAGCAACGCCGTCGTCCCGCGACGGCGAGGCGCGTTGTCCAT